TTAGTTGAAATTCCTTCTGATATGAAAGAAATTATTATTCTATTAAAAGATATACAAAGTAAATTATCTTTCTTAATGGAAAATCTTCGGTAAGTGCCGGTTTGAAATGCCCATTGGTCTAATTTAATTGCAGTGCTATTACATTAAATAATAAGCGGTAATCCGTTTTACTGCCGTTCAATAACATTGATAGTTGATGGTACAAATTGTGTGCCACATAGCACATCTATCCAATATTCGCCGAAATTATAGTGAGGATACATGCGCAGAAAAATGTTTCCACATATAAAGATAAACCTTTCATCGTGGCGCATCATCCCGCGAATATTTAATAATACGAATATAAGTAATATATCATATTTGTTATATGTCCATATTAAAATAGGAAAAAACATTCCTATTCCTTGAAATGGTCCTTCTAATATATGTCCAACATATGTATCAATGTAAGTCGGTATTTTTTTAGAATGATGTTCTTTATGATATTTATATAAAGTAGGATGATGTAACATTATATGAGATATGTAAAACCATATATCATATGATATAATTGAAGCAAGAATATATATCATTGTAGTATATGTATATATTCACTTTAGACATATCTCTTTCTCCGGTCTAAAAATATTTTGTTATTAATAAATATCTGTATAGACTGAAAAAATTCAATGAACTTATATCAACAGCGTTAGAGCGTGTGGGCAGTTTCTATATTATGTCGCAGTCAAGGGTTCGGGCTCAGGTACAAACCTGGAAAACACATCTACCAAAGGTAACTCCTTATTATGCTGTGAAATCAAATCCAGAACCATATCTTCTGGAAGAAATTATACGAGCAGGATTTGGATTTGATTGCGCGAGTGCAAGGGAAATAGATGTAGTTCGCGCATTTCAAACAAATTCACCTATTGTATATGCTAATCCATGTAAGAAGACGAGCGATATTTTATATGCTTCCTCACATGGAATACAAACAACAGTTATTGATTCTATAGAAGAAGTGGAAAAGTTACATGCTTCTAAATGGAGAGGTGATAGTCTTTTACGTATTCGGGTCGATGATTCTAAGAGTATGATTCCCTTTAGTAAGAAGTTTGGTGTAAATTTTACAGATGTTTCTTATATTGCTAAGTATGCATTCTTACGAGGTCAACATATATCAGGAGTAAGTTTTCATGTAGGGTCAGGTAGTGGTGATTCAGAGCAGTTTTCAAAAGCAATAATTACTGCGTCAGATGTTCTATATACATTACGAGAATATGGTCATTCAGCAAAAATAATAGATATAGGAGGGGGCTTTACAAAAGAGACTTTTATTCAAGATGCAAAACAAATTCGTTTAAGAATGCCTCATCTTTCGAAAGATATAGTCTTTATAGCAGAACCTGGGCGTTTTTTATCAGAAACAAGTCATGATTTATTTGTAAAAGTTATAGGAAAGAAACCTGCTGAATCAGGAAATGGATTTCGATATACAATTGATGAGAGTTTATATGGACAGTTTTCATGTATACCGTTTGATGGTGCTAAACCAAAATGGTTACGTATAAGAGGATCTAATGAAGAACAAAGGCCTTTTTTACCAGGAATCCTGTATGGTAGAACATGTGATAGTGTGGATATGATTGCTTCCTCTTCAGAAATGGAAGAGTTAATGGAAGGAGATTTGTTATGGTTTCCATATATGGGGGCATATACATCCGTTACAAGTAGTGAATTTAATGGATTCCCTAGACCTTATGTATATAAATTAGAGGAAGAGAAGAAACAACTTCCACATCCTAGTGATTTTTTACCTAATGTATGGCCTAGAAATGTTACATATGTCTCTTCTGTAAAAGTTCTTTGAAACCCCCTTTGGGGAAGTACTAATATATTTTATACATTCACAGCACTGCCAGTGCAATTAAATTAAATAATAAACGATAATCTGTTTATATAGTGCTCATATATATATGACTGGGTTTAGAAGGAATTGTATTTTCTGTATATACGAGAAAAATATTCTGATTTATTGCTGGTTCAACAACAGATGCAATAGGTAGGGGTTCCTTACAGGGTGGATTCCTTGTACATGATATCGCACACGTAATACATCCGATACTACCACCTGTTCCTGTTCCAATCAATATACTTAAACATGGGTCAGGAAGGGCCGATGAAAAGATAAGGCCTAGGAGTGAACCTATAAAACCGCATGCGAATGGTAACAATACTCTATCTGGCATTATATATTATACATAGTTTAATTTTAGACCATTATGTTTATAAAAATAAAAGAACAAGTAGATGAACTTGTTTCATATTATATTATTTATAATTAAATTGATTTTTGTGCTTCAGTTTGCTATTGCTATATCAGGAAAATATAAAATTGACCGAAAAATATATATAATGACTGAGATAATCTTTAAAGTATGTCTCAGTTTATATATTGAAGGTCTAATGTTTTTCACAAATATGAATATAGGCTTTGAAGATAAGCTTATAATAACATTTGCGTCAGGCTTACTGTTATATGATGCCGTGATGAATGATATGATTGATTTGTTAGAACTATATAATATACATACTTTATCGTATTTTAAGAAATGATACGAGTTTCTGAATGATTGAAATACGCGGTGGATTAGATTCTTCTTTTTGTATTATATCTTGAATCTTTTGAAAGAGACCCTCTCGTTCATGCAAGGTATCCATATATTCTTTTCCCACGTATACATGTATTGCAGGAAGGCTTTCAATATATTTCGCATCCTTTGAATATTTGCGTGAATCAAACAAACGAAGGTCAAACGAAATACCCTTTTCATTACATAAAGAATATATGTTTAACATACATTCCGATGCTTCATATTGAGAGGGTAATACACACACAAATTCTAACATATTGGATATATTATGTAGTTATTTCCCACCTGTTACACCTTTCCCACCTGTCCCGCCTTTCAATTTTTTCGGAACCCATCCTTTTGCTTTTTTCTTATCCCAATATGCTTTCCAATCTACACCTGATATTCTTTTAGGAGGTACTTGTTGAGGTTTTTGAGCTTCTTTGATGGATTCCCAATATGTAACAAGATCGGCTTTCTCTTTTGCAATATCACGTAGACATTCATTTGCTTCATTAATAGGGACACCAACTCCTTTTTCAGCATACCATTCACGAACAGATATCCATATCTCTTCGGCAAAAGTAGGGACCTTTTTTGGTTTAATATTAGATTGTATTGTTTCCTCATGCACGTTATCGTAATATGACCATGGGATAGGAGAACCATCTAAATACAAAAATCCACTTGGCATTTCGTAGGGTTACATTTTAACGTACATCTACACATTTTCAATTTTTATAGAGCATCAATCCAAGGAGCCCTCTCCTCTTCTGAAATACCAAGAGTAATAAATAAATTTTTTGCTAAAGCTACTTTCGCTTCATGTGTAATATCCTGTAATGATATTTCAGACATAGCTTCTTGAATTTTCTCACCAATCGATTGATTTCCCTTAAATGAATCATCAAAGCCGCTGAATACATTTACGATACGAGTAATATGACCCTCAGAACACATTTGATATGAATCTCTTGATTCTTCATATAAGCGCTTAATTAACTGTAATTTAATCTCGCCTTTAGAATGTTGTATGAGTGCCCACGCACCATCGAGAACTCTTTTATAGAGTTTGTCGCCTGTTTCTCTACATGATTCTGTTTCATACCAAGTATGCATATCATTTAGAATATCTAGATATGTTTTCCAATATACATCCTTTAAGGCATATATTGTCATCCATGCTTTCGCAATTGCCTTCTTTGTATGTTGTTCAGCGGGTATTTCTATTTTAAGGAGTTTATCTAGTCCTTCATTTGTTTGTTTACTTACATGTCGTGTATGAACGTTCTGTCTATCTGCCGCAAGAGCACCAATCTCTCCAATCGCTGCTAGAGGTTGTTGATATAAATGTTGTTGTAAGAAGGCATCACGTTGATTCTCTTCCATTTCAATGGGAAGAATTGGTGAAGTAATAAGAGTAGTATGAAATCTTTGAAAATTAGTAATTAACTCGGCATTTGTGTATAGACGATGAATTGTTTCAGAAATGTTTAACCAAAGTCTTCGCCCTATGATTCCTCCTCTATATTCAAGATGAACCATTTGTAATGCAATATACCAAGGAACAGTCGCCTGATTTGTTCGAATGGCTCCAAGGCGTTCTTCAAGTTGTGCGTGAAATTCATTTTCTTCCCTTCTTACTCGCTCATGCTTTTCATCAACTTGACGATGTGTTCTACATATTGTAGATGTTGCATCTTGTACAGCACGATCGCACCGTTGACCACTTGTTTTAATACGACAACATATTCCAGGTCTGATAGGTCCAGCCAGTCTTTCGCGTTCTATTATTTTATTATTACATATACCGCAGTATATTAGACCATCTACTGATTCTCTACTACATTGATTTCTTGTTGAAAGTATGAATGTACATCGTGGCATAGTAAGCTGTACCTTTCTATTTATAACTAATATTTTTCATTTTTTCCGGTGAAACGCGACCATAAAATCGTCTGCTCTTCCCAAACAATGTCTAGTATCAAAATATCTTATAGTAAAGTTATCGAGAAGTATCGATTGAAATGTTTCTGGAAAGACGGATAAGTCTTGAAATTATAATTTCTATTATTCTTTATATGTTACATATTTCCGTGGTCTTAAAGTCATATACCCCATGTTAGATTGTGTTTCGTGTGTTGTAAGTTTTATATGTGATGTATGTGATTTACAACTTTCTTCACCAAGAGCAACTCTTTTATTACAATTTGGTTTTTTACATATATAGATCCATGATTCACCTACACGTTTTTTATTTTCTCTCCATGCTTTTGAAGATGAATCAAACCATTCGGGAGAAAATTCTCTCATCTATATATATGTATGGGTTTGGCTTTAAGAATCATACTATCTATATGAAAGAATGGATGTAAATACAAAGGGTTCCCTTCTTTATAATTAGATAGTCTACATGAAGAAAATATTAAACGGCTTCGCTTGCATCTTGAATCATGTCTTTCCAGTAAGGAAATGTAAGCTTTTTCATATTCCACGTTGTCGCTCGCATACGTTGATATTGAGTATGTAAAAATTCTTCCGTCACATCTGACCAATCATCGACGAATAAAATAGGAAGGTCGGTAAAATCTTGAACTGCAATATCTCGTTTTACAATAGGAATACTTCCCATATAGAGTGTTTCCCAAAGTCTATGTGTATCTATTCCATTGCCACGAGGACATATTACAAAGAGATGATTACGTATTTCACTGAGAAACCTTTTTCTGGCATCCATCGTCTTCTCAGAATGACCTATTGTTACCCATGGTTTTCCTAGAAATATATCATAACAAACTTGTCTCTCTTGAGGAAAGGTATGTATTAAGAAATTCATATATACAAGATTCTGTATAGTCCTTGGTTTCTTGCGAGCTTCTAGCATGATATCTGTATTTCCAAAAATAGGATGATCACTTGATTCATTCGTATTATTTGTTATACCAATAGGAATACTTATTAATTTAAGATGATTATATGCTTTATTTGTGGCAAACCATACCTTTGTATTTTGTTCATATGCATCAAATACTTCTTTTGTTATTGGAAAATCAGAATGCCCTGATATCCATATATTTGCAGGGCGTGCTGAATGCATTTTTCCTCTCCATTCAATAGGTTGTTGGAAAAGAAGGGTGTCTGTTTTAATATAAGCAATCTTAAGCGAGTCTAATGATAGGAACTTATCACCTGTTATAATATCATTTTCTGTCCATTCAAAATCCATTCTATATGATATAGATGTGAATATTTAGACCCACGGGCATTTTAAACGGGCACTTATTAGTTTAAGGGTCAAGAATAAGGACACGGGTAAATGGAATAGTATTGAATGCACTATCAATATTATACGCACCCAGCCATTCCACTGCACTATCATATGGTAGAATATTTACAATGCGACCACTTAAATATGTCTTTCTATTACGGTTTTTAAGCCGCATTGTAACTCTGTCTCCCACTCTGAATCTGTTCCTAAAGTGAAATTCAGTCAGTGGTTGGAATATACGATTAGCCTGACGCCAATGTGGGTTACTATGTATTGTATCTTGATATACTACTTTTCGTGGATAAACTATCTCGTTAAAGTTCATTATTATAATTACCAATGACGACTTTAAGCGACCGTTGGTCTAAATAAGTGCCGGTTTGAAATATCCACGGGTCTAAAATGTATGTAGCTTTATCTTATTCAATATAAATCATATCCGGCTTGGGAAATCCATTAAATTCACTTGCTGTTACATTTGTATAGGCACCCATATTTTCTACTTCTAACCAGTCGCCAGGGTTAAGTAAGGGGAGGCTTATATTAGGATTAATAATATCTGCACCATCGCATGTGCGTCCAAATAAAATAGCTCTGTACATGCGATTTGGAAAGATTAGTGGTGTTTTATGATACACAACCTTGAAATCTGGCTTTTGTCCATCAAATGGAATATTTGAGAAGTAACCATAAACAGATTCATGTAGGGTATAGCGGAATTCAGGTGCCTCTGGGTCGTCACTTGGTAAACCGCGCTTTTTGCCTATTACTGGGGTGTAAAGGGTTTGACAAGTGGCTGACAGAAAACGACCAGGTTCAGCTATCCAATTAATTGGCGTCCCTGCTGGTGAACTATCATTAGGGAATAGGCTGGCACGTGACGATTCAATACATGATGATACCTGTGCCAGATTTACATTTGTAGGTAGGAAGCCACCTCCAATATCAATAGTGTCCATTTTGATATTAGATTCCACACCTAAATCCATTGCCAGACGGCATAACTTTAGCGCTTTTGAAAACTGGTCAGGGTTTTCACATTCACTTCCAACATGGAAGCTGAGTCCTTTAATCGGTATTTTGTACCGTTTTGATAAGTCAAATAT